TATTCTCCCCTTTTCTTTTATATTAATTATGCCATTTCCAACCACTAACGCTACAAGAGAGTTACCAGCTGTAAACCAAATACTAACGTCATGTGGTCAGGCTCCTGTAACTACACTAGACCAAACCAACCCGGAAGTTGCGATTGCCTATGATACTTTGTTACAGGTGTCCAGAGAAACGCAGTCAGAAGGCTGGACGTTTAACAAAGAGTTTCACTACGAGTTTGTACCTGACGTTAATAAAGAAATAGTGATTCCTAATAATATCTTACAGATTAAGTTATCAGAGAATGCACAAAATACAACTTATGACGGAATCAGAAGACAAGGTAAATTATACGATAGACAGAACCATAGATACACATGGGAATACAGTCCTATAGAATGTGATGTTGTATGGGAATTTGACTATGTTGATTTACCAGAACCAATATCAAATTATATAACAGCTCGAGCAGCTTCTCTAACATCTTCTAAGATTGTAGGAGACAATGCTCAGTTTCAAAGATTAGAACGACAAGAAGGTTTGCTACGAGCCTTAGCCTTGGAGTACGAAACACAGCAAGGACAGTTTACTATGTTTGGTCATCCACAAGATCAGCAAAACTACTATCAAAGCTATCAACCATTTCACGCTTTACAACGATAATGCCAGCAGTATCTCAACGAGTTGACAGTTATCTTGGTGGAGTATCTAGACAAGCAGACGATAAGAAACTCCCCGGTCAAGTCGAGGAGTGCATTAACGGTTTCCCTGATCCAACCTTTGGTCTTACTAAAAGACCGGGGTTTCAGTGGATTGCTAATCTAGGTACAGGAACCACATACGATAACTCAAAATGGTTCTATATTTCTAGAACAGCAACAGAAAAATATATAGGATGTATCACACCAGCATCAGGAGGAAGCACAGGAGCTATAGCTATCTGGAATGCTATTACAGGTGCACAAGCTACCATAACATATGCTAACTCAGGTAATGCACAAGCATATCTAACTGCAACTGATACTGATGATTATGATGTATTAACTATACAAGATAAATCTTATATCACTAACAAATCAATAACAGTACTAGAGCAGACTGTTCCTACATTCACCGCTAATACACAAGGAATAATTAAGTTAAAAGGAGTATCTTTTCCTAGTGTAAGTTACAACATTACAATTACTCCAAGTGGTGGATCTGCTCAAACAGCATCAATAACTACAGGAACTGACGATGGTTATGATGCAACTTTAACTTCACTCAAAACTGCTATAGACAACTTAAGTATAGCTAATTTAACTGTAACAAAATTACAAGATAGTTTATTCTTAAGTCGTTCATCAGGAACCTTTACTTTAAAAGGTACTGGTGGTGACTTAAATGATAGTGTACTTACATTTCAAAATGAAGTTAACAGTTTAGCAGAACTTCCCGCACAAAACGTACATAACACTTTAGTTAAAATTCTTAATTCTGGACAGGTATCAACTGCTTACTATTTAAAATTCAACGCAAATGATAATGTATCAGGTGAAGGATTTTGGGAAGAAGCAAGAGCTCCAGATGTATCTGGTGGTTTTACAGCAGCAACTATGCCACATGAGTTGTTAAATACAGGTACTAACGCTTTTACATTACAAAGAGCTACTTGGATTAACCGTCTTGTAGGTGATAATACTACTAACGCAAACCCTACATTTGTAGGTAATAAACTAAAAGCTGCATTTTTTCATAAT